CGCTAGGTTTTCACCTAGCGGATTAGCAGGCAGTTGCCATGGGAGACATCCCACTCCAGAGGAGAGGCTATCTGCTGTCTTAGACAGCGGGCTGCCCTAATCTTGCGGATGCGCAGGGTTAGCCACTTTAAATAGTGTTTTTGACACTAATTTTCCACACAACCAGGTTCATCATTATGCCAGAAATCATCGAGGACTGGGTAAGAAGAGGTCAGAACAATGATATTGAACGTAAATCTTTACGTCAATACAAGGTTCTAACTCCTAACTACCATGAGTTAGTCAGCGCTGGTGTTCGTCTACCAGTGAATGACTACTCACTTGTTCTCGATCACTGGCACAGCCAAGAGCAGCAAGTAAAATACATCAGTAACAAGTACGGTGACACTGTTTTCATTGAAAATGAGAACCTTGCCCCATACGGAGTTATAACTGGTTTACCAACAATTGGTAGTCCAGGTGATGTTAGCTTAAATATCATTAATAAACTTAATGAGTATGAGCTTAACCTTGCGATGTTGTGGTTCGAACGTAGGGATACGTTCCGAACGGTAGCATCTCGCTCTCTTCAGCTTTACCGTAGCGTGAAACATATACGTCGCGGTAAGTGGAAGAAGGCTGCTGATGAATTAGGAATGACTCTCTCTCAGCGTCAGAAGAAGCGACTTAATCGTAATCGATTAGATCAGTTCTCTGATAACTGGTTAGAATTCCGATACGGGTGGACGCCGATATTATATGACGTCTACAATGCTGCAGGATTGATATCCACCGGTCTTAATGACGGAGAGGATATTTTTAAAATCCACAGCAGTGATTCCGTATCTTCCGCTGGTTCTGCTGACGGGCTTTCGTTTCAGTACCCTAATAGGGGTGAAACATGGAATCTTCAGGGGTCTTATGACCTTGAAAATTCTGCCCGAGCAGGTGTGTGGTTCAAAGTAACTGACCCAACTGAACGATTTATAGAAGCCTTAGGCCTCACGAACCCAGCATTAATTGCTTGGGAGCTCGTTCCGTTCAGTTTTGTCATAGATTGGTTCGCACCAATCGGTGACAATCTTCGAAAGCTTACCGCTTTCAACGGGTTGTCATTCATAGATGGATATTACTCTTCATTGTCCCGTTCTCGGGTGAGCTTATCTAACGCCATTTTATATGGCAGATACGCTCGTGAAGAGTGGACTGGATGTTCGCATATCGAGGAGAAAGTTACGTTCATTCGAACTAAGCTTCACTCCTTCGATGCGCTATCTAGTTATAATCCATTTGAAACTGAGAATGGGTTGAACGCTATACGCGCTCTCGACTCAGTCTCTTTAATCCAGGGCTTGACTAAACGTCGTACCCGATAATGCAATTAAGCATAACTAGCTGTTAATTCAGCAATGGAGTAAACTCTATGAACAATCAATCTATCGTCTACACTAATAGTGCAGCAACAGAGGTGACGGAGGTTTTTAAACCTGTTTCCGTCGTACCTAATCCCACTTTTGTCGATCAGACAAACTCGAACCCACTACTTCGTCCACAGCTGACTGTCCGATTGCGTCGTTCGACGCCAAATCAAAAACAGCTCGCTGCAGTGAAAGTTGTGGAGCCTATTGTTCGCACCATTGATGGTGTTGAACAAGCTGACGGTGTCATTTTCGCTACATGCGAATTAGACATCCCAGCAAATGCGACTAGCGATGAACGCAAAGATGCTATTCATCGATTAGCTTCAGCGCTGCTTCTTGCAGACGTTGAAAATGCAGTTGTAGGCAACTCGGAGCTCCTTTGAGCTTCGATGAGTTGATTCTCTTAATTAAATTATTATTTGAATCTTTTATTATCCTGATCGGCTAAATGCCGTCAAAACTCCAAGGGAGTTTTACATGGACTATATCAAACCCTCAGTAAACCTGAGAAGCAGATATTTGGGATTTGCCAAATGTATGTGTCGTGAGGTAGACTCTCCGTTATCACGGAAAGTTCTATCGTTATTAGAATCTTCTGTCATTAGCTCTTCTGAGCTCCCTGACATTGATCCCGATAGTTACGACGACCCATTGTCTTTGATAAAGGATAGGCAGGTACTTGGTATTATTACTAAGTGGCCTGGCCTACACCTATCAGATGACCCTGAGGACGCATGCCGAAAAACTTACTATAAGTTTGAACAGCAATGCTTAGAGACTAACCTATCTTTTGAATCTGGTCGTTTATTCGATCCAGACGTAGAAGCGGTTCTTTTAATCGCACGCGAAAAAATTCTTAAGCTTCTAGGTTCCTCTCCTCCGAGTATATCTGAATTATCTGAGGACTTTGGGTGCACATTTGGACCTGGTGCTTCACGTAATGTGAGACGCAGGACATCTGCCTACTTCAAATTAGAAGCAGAAGCAGAATGTACCCTAAATGCCAAAAATGATGTCTTAAGACTCATGAAAGGCATCCCGTGGCTTTGGACACATTTCGGCGGCTCCAACACAGAGATGCCGAAATTGAAAATTGTCCACGGGAGTCGTTTCGGTCAAGTCCCGAAGAGCGCCAAAACAAATAGGCCAATTGACATTGAGCCTACGTGGAATGGCGTTTTACAAAGATTGTATGGGTCTCAACTTCGAAAGAAATTGAGACGAGGAGGCAACTGTATAAACAGTGGCCAACTCCGTCATGCAACTTTGTCTCGGGAAGGTAGCATAACCAAGCAGTTAGCTACCATTGACAAATCAGGCGCAAGCGATTCCATTTCCACAGCGTTAGTCATGCGACTATTGCCATGGGACTGGTTCGATGCTCTTGATAATGCGCGTAGCCACCTTCATGAGATTGATGGCAAGATACAGCACTTAGAAAAATTCAGTGCTATGGGTAACGGTTTTACGTTTGAGTTAGAGAGTGTTATTTTTCTCTGTCTCGCTCGAGCCGTTGCTCAATATCTTGAAGTTAAAGGCCCCATCTCCGTTTACGGAGATGACCTTATCTGCCCACAAGGCATCGTCGAACTCTACTATAGAGTCTGTGATGCTTGCGGGTTTACCATCAATCAGGAGAAATCCTTTGAAGGTGCTAGCTCATTTCGTGAAAGCTGTGGTTATGATTGGTATAATGGGATTGATGTTCGTGTCGCTTATATGCGTCACAACGTTAGTCCTCATTATCTTACTTCTTTCCACAATAGAATGCACGACCTCGGATTGCAACATGTCTTCCCAAAGTCTTTCGCAAGACTTAGGGAAATCATACCGCAACGATTTCGTACATTCGGCCCACCCTCACATCACAAGTATGGATACTTGTTCTGCGATGAGGTGCGCGAGTCATGTTCAGCAATCACAGTTAGGCCTAAACAGCATGTTCCAAAAGGAGCTGCTACCTATGCCTATGGAATGTATACTCTACAATTCCTGTCCTGTGATTCCGATACCTCCGATCCGTTTAGCGTAGATGACCTCGGTCATATTCGTTTTGACGACTCTAAAGTATCGTTAGACATGTCTCGTTTCACGATTAGAAACGACTTTAAATTGGCAAGGCGACGTATCCATTTCGATGGAACGTTACCCCCTCCTCGGAGAAATTTCTCTAAGAGGGACATTGCCACTTGGGAGAACTTTAAGTAAATTAAAGTTCTATGAGCGGACGACGTGCACCGCAAGAATGGGGTGCCGTCATTGAGTCCTTTTAACTCATACGGGG